GTTATGAGTACTACTCCAAATATTATTGATTTTAACCTTTTTAACATAAGTGACCTCTCGTGGATAATTTCCAGCCACTTTGTTAATGATTTTGCTTGATTTTATCTTTGTTTAGTTCTTCGTAATATTTATAAAAGTATTTGATTGATTCTTCTAGTTTTGGTTCAAATATTTTTTTATCTTTGACAAAAGAACGCATTGTGCCGTCTTCACCTGCCATTAAGATAACTAATTGGTCTATACGTTTGCCAAATAGCTCTTCATACATAATTGCATAGGCAGTTGTTTGGACAAAATAGTTTTCTATCCAATCTTCTTTACGTTCCTTGTTCGCTGTCTTGAAATCTATTACTGATAACTTGCCATTGTACTCAGCAACACAATCAACTTGACCTGCAAGGGTCAACTTATGACTATACATAATCTCTTCTAGTAAATGTATGTTATTAATTTGTGCTAAATAAGGCAACATCAATCTAAACATACCTAAAGGTAGTACATCCCTAATACTAGGTGTTTCACCTTTGATATACTGTTCAACAAGTGTATGAGTTGCTTTGCCTCTACGTGCCGCTCTACCCATTTCCCAATTGGCTGCTTCTTCACCAACTGCTTTTCTCCACTTCTCTAATCCTTCTTTTTTCTGTACACCTAAAACTGTTGTAATAGATGGATAGTTTTTACCATCAACTTCATAAAAACGGAAACCGTCTATACGTCTGCCTTTTGTGTTTGGGAGTTTTGTTTTATCTATATCAACCCAAGTAAATTTACTTGCCATTTTGTTTCCTCAATTTCTTTCTCAAATCACTTATTCGGTGTTTGATTCCATCTATTGTTGTGTACATCCATCCACAATCGTGTGGTTCAATTTTAGTTCTGAACCACTTGATTGTTTCTTTTAATACTTCAATCTGTTTTTTTATACTCATAATCTTATAATAACATTATATTGCCAATTTGTCAATGCTTATTACGTACCCTTTTGAGCGTACATATCAATGATTTTATTACGTTCATTGACCCTATCATCATTAATAATTTTAACCTCTCAACTAGGGTCGTATGGCTCATATATTGTCTTACCATCACTATTTCTATATGCTCTTAATATCTGCTTTCTATTATCTTCTGAATTCTTATATGAGCAATGAATCCAACCGCTATTAGGTTCATCCACATTGTGGTATTCCAATATCAACTGGTCAAAATCTAAATTATCAATGATGTATTTTGCTAGTTCAGCATTTGGTAACCCAAATATTTCAAAATCCGCCGCTTGTCCTTTGGCGTGCTGTGATTTTAAACTTGAACCTATCTTAACACATAACTCTGGTGAACGGTACCCACTTGATATTGATACTACTTTACCATAATGAGTTCTAATTGGTTGTAGTATGTTATCACACAATTTCTTTAAATTATCTTGGTGGTCTTCACTAGGATTATTAACAATACCATTCCGTTCAGCGGTCTGGCTTTTAGTCATTTCTTTTAATGAAAAGTTGTCTGATAACTTCATCTATTATCCTCTTGTTAATTTTAATAATTTTTCTATTTGTCCCTTAATTATCGGAGACCTATTCGGCCAGTGGATATAAGGTTCATCACTTTTTTGTAAATTATATAAAAACGGTAACACAATCTTTTCAATGTCTTTAAACCTTGCTTTAATAGATTCATCATCAATCTCTTTTGTTATCGTTTCTTTATCGTTCACTATTTGCATAATTTCGTTCATCATACTTTTGATAGTAGAAACATCTGACTTAACTTTAGATAGTTCAATGTTTGTTCCTTCTACTACTTTAGGATCAATGCTTGGCGTGTCTGATGGTTTAGATGATACTGGAGTAAAACCCCAATCGTTATCTAAATCAAATCCACGCATAAAATCAGGTATATCTTTATCTGCCATTTGTTTAATCCTTATCTTTTGTAATGTAGTGCCTTTTTTGCGTGTTTGGCTCTCGCTTGTTCAGTTTTAACTTCCTTTATGCCTCTACGTCTATGGTGTTTTGCAAAAGAGCTATTTGGATGTGCTTCTGCAATCTTCTGATTTACTTCCTTCCAACCTTGGTCGGTCTTATGAGTTATCCCTTGAACACCAGATACTATATTTAGGGGAAATAAGACTTGTCTAACGTGTGGGTTCTTCTCTAACAGTTCTTCCATTTCTGCAATCATCATAAAGTCTACCCATTGTTTACCTGTCTTCGTATTTTCAAATGTATATCTAGGCATTTAAATATCTCTTCTTGTACCACCTATAAAAAGGTTTGTTAGAAAAGTACTCAACTACTGCCGAAGCAGGTACTTGGTCACTTCTAATACAATCAGCTATATCCTGATATTCAGATTTTTTAATTTTTACTTTCATTTACTTTTCTTTGCCCTATAGGAAAAAATATTTGTTTTATTTATTTTTGCTTCTAACCACTCATCATATATTAAATCGTGTTTAATTTTATCTTCTGGTGTAATAGCCATTTCAGCTGGTTCAGCGTTAATAACTTTAATCTCTTTACTTGTCATTTTCTCTCCATATTCTAAAAAAGGAAGATAATGTTAATCTTTCTTTAAAGGTATAATCTAAACAAGGTGCGTGGTACATACCAGCGTGATATAAAACCAGTCTATTTGGAACAGCACTTATATAAATGTCTGGCACTTTCTCCATTTGATTATTAAAAAATGCCGTGCCTCCATCATATGCCTGGTCAAAATACATCATACCTGCTATTAAAGGTTCTCTATCACCTATAGGATAATCCCTATGTATAAAACCATATTTACCAAAGTTTTGTGGTGATTCTTTTATTTCACTCAATATAATTTTTCTAGCAACTGTCTTGAAATCAGTAATTTTAGTTTGTAATATAGTTTCTAGTCCAGTTATTATATAATCGTTCTCTTTATCATATGGACTTTCATAACAAGGAAACGCCTGCATTCTATTGCCATAGTTATTCTTATATGGTTGATGTACTGGATGATATTTCAACCTATCTAAATCTCTTTTAATATTATTAAATTTATCTGGTGTGAAAAATGGTATATGTTGTGATATCCCACCTTTTAAAATATAATTTAACATTTTAGATGTCTTTTAGAGTTTCAATAATCTCTTTATTATCTGCTATAACTCTTAATTCTTTGACAACTGTTTCAACTGAATCCATATGCGTTGCAACACCAACTGGATTACTTAAAAATATATCCACATTTGCTTTTGCTTTTGCAATATTACCTTCAGCGTGTTTTTTAATTGCGTCTATTATTACTTGTTTCATTTTAATGATATGTTACCTCTTCTTCTTGTTTATATTTACTTCTTAACTTCTTCCATACTCCGTGCCAAAAGTTCTTTGACCATTTTGTTTCTGACCTGTCTAATGCTTTTTCTGCTTGTTTAATCATCCTATCAGCACATCTAGGGCAAGCGTGTAAATGTGTATTCATAAGTACCATAATATCACTTTTTTTCATCATTGTCAATGGTCGTATACGTTGGTGGGAGTATTACTTTTACATCTTTACAAATATACTCTATACCTTCTTTTAATGCTCTACTAACTTTACACTCATAACCAGTTATACGTGATAATACCATATCGTTAGTTGTTGGTAAATCTGCTGCTGATAATGCTAAATCTGTACCTGTTTTAATAAGTGAAGTCACTTTATATTCTGAATACGCACCTGTACCAGTTGCTAAAAACCCTGGTGCTGTCATACCACACGCATTTAAAAATACTAGTAATGATAATATAGCTATCTTTCTCATTTCTTAACTCCCGATTCTAAATAAGGTTTATCCTTTGGTTCATTCCATTCCATTATCTGGTCTAGTTTGATTCTTATCTCATCTGGATCTAAACCTAATTTCATTAACTCTTCTGTACCCATTGCTTTAAAAAAGTCTTCATAATCTCTATTCTTTAAATCTCTCTTACCTAATTTACTAAAAAATGTTTTATAAAATCTTTGCTTATCTCGGAGACCTTGCGATATAGTTTTCGCTCTAGTCGCCTCCCTTTGCCAATTAATCTCTTTTTCTTTCTTCTTACTCTTCGCTTCATTTGCTAATTTTCTTTCCCTTATTGATATGTTAGCAGCAATCAATAACAATACTGCTAATGGGTCAAATACAAATATTAATACAATAATAATCCATCTAACTGCCTCGTCAAAATGGTCTTTTGCGTCTTCACCATATATCAGTTCTGCAACATATTTAAGTGGACCAACATCTGCTTCTATCTTTAATTGGTCTAGTTCTATATTACCTTTCTTTAATGTCAATACTGCAATGTTATCCATTGCAACTCTTATTTCATTATTTAAAAAATCTCTTTCTTCTTTCTGCTTTTTTCTTTCTTTTAGTCCTCTACTAACATATTCTTTATCTAGGTAAACCTCTAATGCTTTATCTAATAAGTTTAATGTCTTTTCAGCTCTATCTATAACAACGTTTTCTTGTAAAACTTGTTTATCTATTAATGCTATCTGTACTGTATTATCACTACTAGGTCTTACTTGGTCTAGGTGTGCCTTGGATAAAAACCCAAAGATACCCATACTAGTTACAAATACTAATACAATAACAGACGTTGTTAAATATGCTCTTATTGTACGTGGGAGATTTATATTTCTCCAATTATGATATAACCAACTGGCGGCAACTAACTTACCAACTTCTAATGAAGTACCCATAGCAATAATTGCTATCTTCGCACCTGCAAATAGAGTTGCCAGTCCTATAATACTATAAGCGGCAGCAATACCTGATATAGATATAGCACTAAAAAGTACTATGAATATAAAAAGTAAACTTCTCATTTAAAATTACTCCTCTAACACTTGAGCAATTTTTTTCATCATATTAATAACTCTTTTATCATAATCTTCGGTAGTTGAAAACTTATCTAACGTAGCAATCAACTGTACTGAATCTAACAGTTCACCGTTTTCTAATAGTTTTGCTCTTAATGCTCTAAACTCTTTGTATGCTGAGTGTTCATTTAATATTCTTATATATTCTTGAACACTATTACACTTCGTTTTAAAAACTCTTACACGCCAAGGTGTGTCTTCACTCATACCAATAGGTAATAAACCTTTATCTTTATTCCAAGTCTTAATTCCAAATAAGTTATTTGCTTTTATACCAAATCTACTTGTACCCCAACCACTCTCTAAAGCGGCTTGTGCTGTCACCATTTGAATTGGTACTCTTTTATCTGGTGGAGTTTTCCAATTTAAATAATCAACACACTTGTTTACTTCTATTATAAATTCTTTTTTATTTGTATATTCAAAACTAGGTTCGTGTAGTCCTAATTTTTCTGCCCAAATGGAGTGTTGTATTCTAGTTTCTTCCGTTGCTTTCTTAACTGCAATAGGATTAGGCATAAATGTTCCCCAACCATATGCTAATGAAGATACAAAAACAACTACTAAAATTGCTTTAATCCACCAATATGTTTTACTAAAAATGTTATTGTACTTTTTTAAGTTCAGTTTCACTAAAACCTCGCTACTTTGTACTCATAACCACCGATTGATAGTTCATTTTTCTTTTGGACAAAACTTATCTTATTCTGAAATTGTGCCATATTTTTAAATATCTTTTCTGCTTGTAAGTCAGTAAAATTATCATATATGTCTTTTGACCAATCGCCAGTATAATAAGTCATAGAAAATTCACCGTTTTCATTATCTATAAATTGTTGAATTTTGTCTGGAACTTTTAAGATTATTCTCTTTAAATAGTAGTCTAATTCCTTTGTTTTTCTCACTTCTGCCATAATATATCCTTTTTTTTATTTATATATCTAATCCTATAGCATTTAGTTTAGGTCTAAAGCTATAAAACATATCATTATGATTTCCTGTATCCCCTAAATTACTCATTTGAAACAGGTGTATCATTTCGTGTCCTAATGTATCCACAAATTCTTTTTTGTTCTTATAACTAGGTATCATTTCTAATATAAAATTTCTAGTTCCTTTTCTTTCTTGGTCATTAATTACAACTTGACCCCATACTCTAGGATATTCTCTATCCTTTATTTGTTTAATTTTAATATCATTAAACGGAGATAGTTTACTATCAAATACGTGTTTATTAATAAGTTTAAAAAACTTTTTAATATCTGTATAGGTAGTTTTATACTTACGATTTTTCACTTCGGCCAATTTCATCTTTAATCTTTTTTTGACTTTCTGCCTTTTGGTTTGTTTATTTCGTTTTCTCTTTGCCATTGTCTTTTTCTTCTTCTATCTCCTATTTCTAAAAAAATAAACGTTATCAAACTCCCAAGAATTATTATTACTAACTCTTTAGGAATATATTGATATATCCAATTTAAAGTGTTAACTATATTTTCAATTACACTCATAATCTGTACCTTTTAAAAGAGCACACTTAAACTCTTTATCATTTTTTTGTCTGATTTCACTAGCAAGACTATCTAGTATATTTGGTAGGTGTTTTTGTATAACGCCACTAAACTCATTTATCATAGCGTATACTATCCTATGTAGTTCTGCCTCCATTAAAGCAGTAGTATCTACACCGTTGCCGTCAAGGTTTTCCTTGATAACGTGTGCTATAACTGCTTTATTATAATCATTTGCATTAGCACTATTGGATAGACTAGTTAGTCCAAACCATAATACTAAATTCAATAGTATAATAAACATCACTTTTTTCATAATATATTCTCTCTTTCTATATTTATTGTTTATATGTATCTATTATACACAAAACCATAAGGAAAGTCAAGCACTTAAAATCAAGTAAAACCAAGTCTTTTTGACTATATGTTCTTTTTTTGTTCTTCTTTTTGATACAATTCGTTCCATCTAAACGCTTCTTTTACTACAGAGTCGCTTAACCCTTTATATGCTCTATGTAATTCTTTATTCTTTACACTAAGCAATAATCTCGCTTCGTCCATATGTAATCCTTCTAACATTTGGATAAACATAGTTTCTTTTTGAGTTTTTGTAGTTTTATTGTCTGCGCCTTTAATAAAATGCCACAAACGTTTTGCTTCAGTTTTAAGTGTTGTATGTTCAGTACCTTTCGGTGCTGGATTTTCCATATAAGGAGGTGTACCGTCTGGTAACTCCCACTCAATACTAGGATCAAATGATCCTTTTAAAAGCATCCTTAAAGATGGATGGTCATATTGTTTTAAGACCGTCAACTTTTTAGATTTATCTTTTGCGTTATTTACTCTAGTTAAGACTTCTGAAAATAGCAAGTCACCTGAACCAGCCGTAGCTGCCATTGCTTGCATTGAAGACTTACTTATTAATGATGGATGTTGTTTTGCTTCTTCTGCCATTTTATACTCCAATTTCTAATATTAATCATATATCTATTTATATAACTTATCTACTTGTTCCGCTGTCAATCTTCTCCCTATACTCCAAAATAGCGTCTTTTCTTTTGTAGTATCTATATTCTCTCTCATCCATTTATGTGCTTTACCTTCGTATATATCGTCAATAAAACCATTACCAACATTTTCCCATATGGGTTTTGAATATGGATATGGTGTTTTGTACATTTCATAATCTTGAAAGTTCTTAAACCCTAATTCAAGATTACTAAATTGATTTAAATACTCATTAATCTTTTTACTACGGTCAACAAAGGTGACCCCTATAATTCTTTTTACCTTTTTCTTAAACTTCTCTATACCTTTTACTATACCTGCAAACTGTATACCACTACCAACTGCAATTACTATATTATCTAACTCGTCAGGTATATTTTTAACTTGATTAGCAACACTATCAAATATTGATTCAGGATTCGTAGCAGCACTATTACCAAACTTAATTAACATATAACCTTTTTTAGATATTACTTTCTTTTTTAATCCACTATCTATTGCAACTGTATATCCGTGACCTGCAACGTTTTCAATATCAGCACCATAGTGTCTTGATAATCTTATCATATGGTGGGTGTCTATTGTTTTAGGTGTTGTACCACCTACACCTATGACACATTTAAAACCAAAGTCTTTAGCAACTGCCGCTATGATAGGTGCTTGTGGACTATTAACAGATGAACCTGTAACTACTCCACCATTATACTTGTTTTTAATTTCATCTTTTAATTCTCTAAACAAACAAATTGCTTGTCTTGTTTTTCCTCCATTAACATTGTCTTTACCATATGGAGTATAATAATCATCCCTTTTGTAATAGATGTTATTATGAATTTCTACTGGTGTTAAATCTGTTGTTTTCATTGTATATAAAAATATAGGCGACCCTAGAGTCGCCTACATCAATCGTATTGGTTACGATTCTATTACGCACTATAAGCGTATTCAGTACCGTATAGTTTTTGTATCCCAGCAGCTATAATAGCTTTTGTAGGAGTACCCAATCTATAAGATGTACCTGAAGATGATTTATTAATATAAATCATATGACCTTTTGAACGTAGTTTGTCAACCATCGCTCTTGGTGATATTAGGTCATATCTGTTTCTTAAATGTTTCCAAGAAACTGGTTCACCTTTCTCAAATAAGTTTAATACTTTTTGAGTTTTAGACAGTCTTTTTCTGCCTTGCGTTGCAACTGCAACTTTACTTTTTGAAAAAAACATAATGTTTCTTCCTCCTTTATTTTTGCTTTTTAAAGTCTGCATAGGACTATTCCTCTACGGAATTCTTTTTAAATGCTTCACAATTACCACTACCAATACAATCAAAAAATTTCTCCATTGCATTCAGTTCAGATTTTGGTTTTGATGTACAACCAATTAAAATTAATATTGCTAATATCATTAAACTATTTCTTATCATCATCACCGTTCAAATCCATATCAGACTCAAACATATCTGATCCATCTTGTAAATCATTTAACTCTTCTTTAAATTCTTTATTAAAAATATTTCTTTGTTTATTTGGTTTTGCTTTTAAAAAATCTGAATAATCTATCCTGGCAGCGGATGCTTTACCCATTCTATTAAATTTTATCATTACCATTTTATTTGCCATCACTTGAGCAGCGTGTGCTATATCAAAATCTCTATAAATTAAACCTCTTATACAATCAATAACTAACGCAAGGTCTTTAGTAAATGATTGTTTTGAAGTCTTTAATCCCATTTCATTAAATTTTCTTAATAAATCAAATCCAATTTCATCTACACTATGTTCAATAAACTCTCTAGTTTGTTGCTCTTTTAATCGTTTTGTAAATGGGGATTCTTGTGGTTTTGTAATTCTTTTTTTAATTCTGTTTTCGGGAAATAAAATTAATTTACCCTTTTTCTTATCTTTATCATTAATCACGGACAATCTCACCTTTAAAATTCACTACACCTTTATTATTAAAATATTCTATAAGTTGATTATATCCACCGACTAGTTCTCCATCAATCTTGATTTGAGGCATTGCTCTTACCTTCTTACCAATGTCCTTAATCATTTCGTCAACTGACTTAAATTCTTCTAATTTCTTTTCTGTATAAGTTAGACCAAGTCCCTTTAGAAGGGACTTTGCCTTCACACAGTATACACAATTTTGTTTTGTATATACTGTGATATCTTTAATTGCTAACGTCTTTATCATTGTTATCTTCCTCTTTCATAAGATTTTCAAATGATTTGTTAGCGTGATACTTTAAGTTATAAGCGTCTGTTGCTTGTTCTATTGTATAGTTGAACATTTTATTATATTCACCTAATGGCAATCTCAAGCCGATCCAAGCTCTATAGTAACCGTTCTTTGTTAAGGTTACGTCTTGAGCAAAAATCTCATATCCTCTAACTGGTGTATCTTTAATAATATTGACCAATACAGATTCTACTTCACTAACAACTGTCTTACTGTTTGATTTTCCAATTTCAGTAATAAATTGTTTTGACTCTTTATTCATCTCCCCTTTGATAATGTCCGCCATTTCAGCTTTCGCTATCATTTTGGCTTTCTCAATTGCGAGATTTAAGTCTGGTGAAACGCTAGTACCAACTCCAAAGATACATTCCTTTTCTTTTCCTTCACCAAATCTAGGCGTATCACACGCTTTGGTTTCAGAAAAATCGGCCATATACCATTTTGGAACAGTATTAACTACTTTTCCTTTTTCACTTTTGATTTTATAACTGCCTGCACAATTAGTCAACAATAGACCAAAGACAGCAACTGATAAAATCTTAATGTATTTGTTCATTAGTTTTTCACACTCCTTTGTACATTATATAACAGTTCTTGCAATAAGTCAATGCTAGATTGAGCATAACCCACTAATTCTGTAGCACTTACTCCATATACAATAACTAATAGGAGAGCAATTATGATTATATTTTTAATCATTATTTTACCTTCCATTCTCCGTACTCATTTAAACACACTTTTCCGTACGATTTAAAAGCGTGGTTCTTACGACTATAATATCTACAATACTCTGGTGTAGCAATATCACGGTAGTAAAACTGTGCAAACAACTCCCAATAACTAGGGGTGTCAATTCCTTTTCTTCCATCGGAGCAGTACAACTCTTCTTCTTTAGATACCACTCCGTCTTTTTCTTTAATAACTATTTTAACAAAACAATATTGTTCAGTATCATTTTTAACTTCTCTAACATTGTTATATAAAATTTTACCTTCGGTTAAACTCTTTTTCTGTACTTCATTACTTAATACAAGTTCAGTTTTCTTAAATACTTTTTTATTTAAATCACAATCAACACAACCCCAAGCAACTTCCATACATAATAGTACAGTAATCATTATTAAAGTAGCATACATTATTACTTTATATTT